GAAAACGCACCTGAGCAACTTGTAACAGATTGGAACAAGTTGAAAGAGTGGAGCGGTTGGGTTGATGGTGAAAACGTAGACAATACGAAAGCACATGAGAAATTTGCACGAGGTTGGGAAAGCTATTTGCGAAGTGGTGAAGCACCAACAAGTGCATTGCAAAGAGTATTCCGTCAATTCTCTAAATGGCTAACATACATTTATCGTAGCGTTCAACGATTAGGTGGTGAAGTACCAGCTGATATTAAAGATGTTATGGCACGTATGATTGCAACCCAAGAGGATATTGAGGCATACGCAGAGCAACAACAGTTAGAACAGTTTGAGAAAACAGAACTCTATAAACAACTATCCGAGCAAGACCAAGCACGTATGCAGTCCTACATTGCAGATGTTAAGGAAAAAGCAAAAGAACGTGTAATGCGTAAGTTGATGAAAGAACTTGATAATAGACCTATCAAGGAATGGGAAGAAGAAAAGGATGCTATCCAAATTGAAATCGAAAAACGATTGATTGAGCAATATCCTATCTACAAAGAGCATCAACGATACAACGTATTTGGTGAGGGAGCGTTGAAAGATACACAGTACAAGTCTATTGAAGAGTTAGAGCGAGCAGAAGTAGAAGAAACTGGTGCTACATTTAATGATGCTATCAATCAAGAAATGGACAATGCAAAAGCAGAGTTTATGAGAGATAACAATGTAGGTAAAACCAATGAACAAATTGCAGAGGAAATCTTGTTATCTACACAAGGTCAGATGAAACTTACCGAAGAGGAAAGTAAGATTATTCAACAATCTACTAATCGTGAATTGGCTAAAAACTGGGAATTATTAGAACGCATTCGTAAGCTAGACACTAACGCAGAAACTATCGATACAGAATTAGACGAAATCGAAAAAGAGGTTAAACCTACTAAGTACGATGAGTTGAAAGCTGATAAGAAAAAAGTGGATGCTGCTTTAACTGATACTACTAAGCAATTAGAAAAAGCTGAAGAACGCATCAAACGCTTACGAGATATGCTTAACAATCGCATCAATAATGTTCGTTCTATTCGTGGTGCTGGACTTGGTACAATTTCTGACTACATGAACCGAGCAAGAAAAGAATTAGGTGAGTTGCCTATTTCTAATGCTATTCAGTTTAAAACGTATCAGAATAAAGCGGTAACTGCTGGCAAGAAAGCTGATAGAGCATTGGCAATCGGTGATGTGGATAAAGCACTAGGATATAAACGTGAACAAATGCTGCAACAAGCAAGGGCAAGAGTAGCGTTTGAAAACTTTGAAAAGTCCAAGAAGTTGCGATTGAAATTGAAACAACAATTACAACGCATGACTAGACCTAAGAACCCTATTACTATTGAACCTAATATGCGTTATTTCTATTCCCATATGGCATATCAAATGGGTTTGACTAAGTATGACGGCTTACCACCTGTAGATGGTTTTGATATGAACTCAGTACTTGCTGCACTAGATCCTGATGTTGGTATTCTAAATCAACAGAGCATGGTTCAGTTAGAACCATGGATAGTTGAGATGTTCTACTCTAAAACACCTAAACCGTTCCGTTCTATCACCATGAATGAATTAGAAACACTAGAAGAACTCATGACTGGAATGTACAAGAACGGCAGAAACGAGTATGAGGGTACAACAATCTTAAATGCTGATGGCGAAAGCATATCGTTTGATAACGCAGTACAAGAAATCATTGCTGAGGCTACAGAAACATTTGGTAAAGAAAGTGGCGATGTATTCAACAAACTCAATAACCAAACTAAGATGGATGCAGTAAGTGGTAAGCTATATAGTTTTCATCTAGCATTACTTAAAGTTGAAATATTCTTACGTAGAATGGGTGGCGGTAAAAACGGATTTGCAGTTAAATACATCTATGACCCTATCAGCCGTGCTACGCAAGCGTTCAATGAACGTAAGGAAGTGTCTATGCGTAGATTAGCAAAAGATGTAGGAATATATTCCAAGCGTGAATTATTCAATATGCGTAATGAACATCTATATACAGTTGGTAACTTGTATGGACTTACTAAAGAGCAATTAATCATGATTGCTTTGAATTGGGGTACTGAAAGCAACCGACAACGTGTTATGGAAACTACAAAGGCAAATGAAGTCGATATTGAACGTGCGTTCCAAGAACACATGACCGATAAGGACTGGGAGTTTGTTATTCGTACATGGGATCATATCAATTCATTCTTTGAAGAACGTAGTAAGGTACAAGAGGAACTTTATGGAAACCCATTAAAGAAAGTAGAGGGTTTGACATTTACTATCGGTGGTAGAAATATTGAGGGGCAATATTTCCCTATCGTGTATAACCCTAAAGTAAATGCATCCGTAAGTGATAACCAAGTTGAAGATATTGCAAAAACTATGGTTAGTAGTAATGCAGTATGGGGAACTGGAATGAGTGCTACTAAATCACGTTTAGATGTGGTTAAGGATAAATCATTGTTGCTTGACTTTGATGTTATTCCTAATGCTATCACAGAGGCTATTAACCACGTTACAATGCGTAAAGCTGTTACTGATGTTAATAAGCTAATCAGTAATCGTGAACTACAAAACTATATTGTAGATAAATTTGGGGCTGATACTTACCAATTCTTGCGTACATGGGTTAGAGATAACTGGCAAGATGAACCAGCTAAAACAAATGATTTTGACAGATTAATTCTTACGCTTAAAAAGAATACAAATACAGCTGTTATGGTTGGACGTGTATCCGTAGCATTACAAAATGCGTTGAATATTCCTGTTGCATTCTATCGTATCGGTGTAGGTAATACCATTAGAGCCATCAATCATGCTGGTATTGGTTTTTACGGACACGGCACAACTACTTATAACAACACTAGAGATTTTGTATTAGAACACTCAATATTCATGCGTGAGCGTGTTCAAACTTTAGATAAAGACTTGAAGCAAGGCTTATCTATTGGTGGTAAAGGTTTGCGTTTAGGTGATACAAATGTTGGTGGTTATACGGTTGAACAACTTGCTAATGTTCGAGATGATATAAACCAAATGGGATTTAGATTACTTACTGAAACAGACTTTGCCTTATCCATTCCTGTATGGAAATTTGCATATGATCAAAAGCAAGCGGAACTAATTGGTAAAGAGGGTGTAAGTCTTGAATGGATAGAACAACAATCAATCGAAGCTGGCGATAGAGCAGTCCGAGATATATTTGGTAGTGGTGATACAAAAGATGCTGCTGCTATTCAACGTGCTAGAAGTTCTATTATGCAAATGTTTATTCCGTTCTATTCCTACGCTAATACGTTATATAACATCATTACAGAGGGTAACTACGCACGAAAAGATACAGGTGATTATGCAAGGTTCGTTAAGGTGCTATGGTGGTCATTGGTAGTTCCAGCAATCGGTATGATGGCTTACAAAGCTATGACAAATGGTGATGATGATAAGCCTGAAGATTTGGCGAAATCATTTATTGAAGAATTAGTCGCACAAGGTACTATGGGTGTTCCGTTGGTTAGGGATATAACCAATATGGCTATGAAGTTTATATTGGGAGAAAGACCTTATAACAAAGGGAATACAGTATTAGCCACAAGCATTGCAGAAAAATTCTATGATGTTAGCCTCGCTATTGTAAGCGATAAAAAAGATGGTATTGATGTAGGTAGAAGTTTCAGTCAGTTAGCGAACAGGGCAACTGGTTTTAGTGATACTGTTACAGATGGACTATGGACATTAGCTAGATATGCATTCACCGATACCGATGCAGCTATAGAGGATGTAATCATGGCTATCATGTTTGACCGTAGACTTAAAACTAAAAAAGATAAAAAGAAACATTGATAAATAAGGACTATCCATAATGGGTAGTCCTATTTATATACATTGAAAGGGGATGTTAAATTGACACCAGAAGTTTTGAAACCATCTGTAGTGTATCAATGCGATGGGAGAAATAAGAAGTTTATTTTCCCGTATGATTTTGTCCAAATCGAGGATATTAAACTAACTATCGTTGATGAAGATGGTACAGAGGCGGTACAAGTAGGCAATATCGATTATGACGAAAGCACCAAATCGGTAATTTACCCAGCTAATGGGGATGCACTAGCCGTAGGGCAAAAGGTTATCTTGGAGCGTAAAACACCAATCTCACAAGATATGGACTTGCCTGACGAATATCCATTCGAGAACATCGAACACGCAACCGATAAGATCATACTCATTTTACAAGAGATGAAAGCCGAACTAGACCGCTCTTTAAAAATTCGTGTAGATAGCGATAAGAATGCAAATGAAGTTGCAAAGGATATTGTTGAGCGTTCCGTAAAGGCTGCTAATGATGCGGTTAATGCGATGAATACGATTAGCGAAAAATCAGATAAGATTAACGCTAACGCAGACATCATTAACAAATTGGGTGAAGAAATCAAAACTATTGCAGCAACTGTCGATGATAAATTGGCAACCGCTAATACTGCACTTGATACATCCTCTACTAATGTTGCTACTGCTGAACGATTAGTAAGAGATGCTAAGGCATATGCTGGACAAACAACTGTTGATAAACGAGATATTAATGATTTGGTTAGTCAAGCACGCACGTTAAAAACAGACATTGATAATAAACAAACATCAATCGCAAGTAACGCAATTAAGGCAACTGATGCTGCTAAACGTGCAGAAGTTGCAGCAAGTAAAGCGGAACAAATTGCACTACCTAATGGCGGTGGTTTGATTACAAAAACCGAAGCCGATACAAAGTTTATTCCTAAAGATAGCTTATATGGCATTGTATCTGTAAAAGACTTTGGGGCGGTTGGTGATGGTGTAGCTGATGATACCGCAGCGTTTAAACGTGCTAACGATAATCTTAAAAATAAGATATTGTTAGTACCTAATGGCATCTACAAAATTAATGAACATCTAACTTTCAATACTGTTGATAGTGTCATGGATATGGGTACGTATAGCAATGTAAAACCATTTTATCCTACTGAAACACCAATGCTTAAAGGTTCATCCAATATTGCGTTTGTGAAAAATATTCAATATGGCGATGAAGTAAACCAATGTCAGGGGTTCACCTACAACGATAAAAAGAATGTGTTTGTATTAGCATGTATTAATAGTGATGGCACTAATCAAGTGTTATATGAACTCAATTCATCCACGTTTGAGATTGTAGGCACTTACAAATTTAATGACCCTGATAAGATGGGTCATTGTAATACTATGTGCTACAACAAGAACACTAATAAGATTTATCTTGCAAACGGCTTGAAAAATGGTAACAACTTAACAGTACTTAACGCAGATACAATGCAATATGAACGTACTATCACATTGAATGAACGTGTATTTAATATTGGATATGACCCAATCACACGAACTTATGTGAGCATCGTACCTATTAGCGGTCAACAACGATTACGAGAAATCAACTTATACAACGATGATTTCAAGAAACTAAAAACATATCAAGTCGATTATGAATATGATGATTTCAATAACAATGGTGCTTTCATGTTGAATGGTTGCATCATGAGTGCAACGCTTGGGAGCTTGGTAGAATGTACACCATTTGGCACAGTTAAACAGATTATTGAAATCAATAGAACTACTGAAATCGAAGATATAGCTTATTACAACGGAAAATTCTATTTTGCAGTTTTAACAGAAAAACCAAACAAGCGACACCAAGTTGATATTTATGTTGGTGATCCAAATAAGGACTATCAAAACTCCATCAATACTGCACGATTGGCAACGCTTGATTACTTGAAACTAACAGGCGGTACATTAAGTGGCGCACTTAAAATGGCTAATAATACCTTAATCGAGGGTTATAAACCTGACGGACATGGTGTTGGCATGGCTAAAGTATCTACTAGCGGTAACGTAGAACTTGGCGATAACTCCGTTAATACGTTTGTTAAAGGTAAGGAATTTAAACACTATGATGGTACAGATAGTTTCACAGTACTTACCACCAAACATTACGGAACGGCTATTTATAAGAAAAAGGATGTAGACGATAACTTTGTTAAGAAAACAGAGGTAGACCAGTTAGGTTTTCCATACTCTAAAGTTGATGCAGCGACAGATTGGAACACGTTTACAGAGCAAGGGGCGATAGAAATCAACTTTGATGGTGGTGCTAATAACCCACCACGTAGCCACAAACAAGGTATGCTAATTGTCATGAACTTTGGAAAAGGTAAGATGATTGACCAAACATTCCATGCGTTCAATGGTGAAACATACCACAGAATGTTTATGGCTGATAAATGGAAATCTTGGGGGAGAGTACAAACATCATTAAATAGCCGATTGAAATTGTGGAGTGCTAATGGTGGAAACGAGGTGTATGTTGAATAATGCCTAATCTGAAAGTTAAGAAAGGAAATGATACATTAACATTTGGACTGACCGATAATGTGCGTGATGTTGGTGATAGACGATTAACCTTTGTGATTGGTGGTAAAAAATATTATGCACGATTGGGCGATACAAAGACCGCATTTGTAGTGCAACGCACATCCAATGGTAATAAAAACTATATACAAACAAGTCCAATTTCCTTTAAACCATGGGGGTGGTCGAAGTACCCAACCGATGTGAGAGGGACTGAAAAAATGTTTGTGTACTTACCCAAAGGGAGATATAGGGCGGCTGTATATGCTATTTCTGGAGATAGCAACGAATTTACAATAACTGAGTCAAAAGACATTGAAGTCAATGTATCTGTTTCTACTGGTCTTATATCAAAGGCTACATTCAATATTGACGGATGGAGAAGAGAAATGATGACAAAGGATAGTAATTTGAGCATCCAGATAGAACGAATTGGAGAGTAAACATGATTGAAGTATTTTTGCCACCA